TTAAATATTTAGTTTGTTTTTTAATTCGTTGAAAGTGTCTGGATTCTCAAAATCTATCCAATAGTATTTTTTGTACCTGTCTCTATCGAAGCTGTCTTTCCTCTCATAAACAATCAAGCAGTTCTTATCGCATAGTACGATGACGGAGGAACTGAGTAGGCGGGCGTATGAGCGAGCTTGCAAAAATGCTTCTTCTATCTCTTGGTTATTCTTCATGTAGAGTTTTGCCTCAATTAAAACCTTTGCTTTTTCTTCGTCTGGCTTATTATCGTAATGCAGAGCGTAGTCGGGGAATATTCTATGCCCACGTCCTGCATGTATTGGCAATTGGCGAATGAAGTCTTTGTTCTCATACCATTCCATAGAGTTAAGCAAAGGTTCCAGCAATTGAGTTTCTACATCTCTTTCGTGAACTATCGAAATGTTCTTGGGTAGGGTAGGGGTGTATAGTTTAGGCAGAGTTTCGGTATCAAATCCTTTCGCCTTTATCATTCGCAGAAGTTCTGAGTAATCCTCGCTACTCATTGGCCATCCGTTTACTCCCTGAAACTTCTTTCTAATAAGAGGATGCTTGGAAAAGTATTCATCTGTTTGTAGTTCTTTCAGGGTGATATGAGGAATATCTATTTTATTCCCTATGTAGGTGTTGCCATAGTAGTGGAAGAATGGGTCAACAACTCCATCTGTCTGAGCTATCCATAAGCAGGTGATTGCACTGATTGGTGATATTTCATAATGAATTAATATATCGCCTTTCTTGGTTTCTGGGTTTGCTTGCCAAAAAGTTGTGTCGATTTTCTTTTCTTCGGAAGAAATCATCCCACCGATACACCATGCTTGTGCAGGTTTTGGGATTTCTGCTTTATCTTTTGGAGTAAAGTTTGGCGCAAAATCATATAAGAATGCGCATAGTTCTGCTGGCGAAAGACCGTTATCTATTCTGAACTGATAAAATATCTCGCACAATCGCCAATAATATATGCACCTTGCTTTGTAGTCTGGTTTCTTTGGAACTGGAGATAATTCTATATCAAAAGCATCGGCTATCTTTTTCAGATAAAAGAAGCGGAAAACAAATATATTGGGAAAATAGAAATTAGGAGAAAAGTAATACATAAGAAAGGAAATCCATACAATGTTATTCAACATGGTATTATAATCATTTCTTGGTATGACAATTTCTCCATCCTCTTGATATCCACGAGAAATGACCTCTTCGTAGTACTCTTTTGCTTCGTCTAAATTTTTCGGTCTTTCTTTGTCTGGAAATTCCTTAATGTTATAGCACCACATGGATTCACAGAAATCCGCTATCAAAGTTCTTGCTTTATCATTGTCAAGCCATAGTTTGATTCGTGGATTGTATTTGAATACTAAATCCATTGCTGTGTCATTATTACCTGCTTCCTCAAATTCCTTGATAGCTTTTTGCCCTTCAGGGGATTGCTTGTATAAGTCCCATGTGTATTGATTGAATTTCATAGTATTAGTTTTAATAGTTTGTATATTAAACTTTTAAACTACCTTCTTCTTGGCCTTTGCAATTCTATCACATTGAAGATTTGCCTAACTTCTGCCAAATCAATAACTCTGTCAGGATACATATCGTTCAAAGAATGTATTGTAATAGTATGATTTTCTACATTATGATCTATTATTCGTTTTACTAAAATTCCGTCTTCATGTACAATAACGAAATCCCATTTCCGGATATGCAATTTAGACTCTGCCCATAGATATGGAGCTATTTCTCTACAAAGAAGCCTGTCTCCTTCAAGGTAACTCTCTTCGGTTCCATCGTTCATACTATCTCCTCTAACTTCAAAAGCTACATAATTGCCTTTGGCTTCATGGTCAATAATGAATGGTATAGTAGGTAATGTCGCTATATATGCAGCATCTTGAAATCCGCATAAATAACCTGCTTGTGCGAATTGATTCACTAATGGTACGTTTATAATATAGTTTTGGTTTAATGGTATTGCTTCATTCTCAATTGCTAGTTCATTCTCATTACTGAAAAATTGCAGTAGTATTTCAGTATTTGCAGGTGTTGGTTTAGTTTTCCCATTTTTGTAATTACCCAATGTACTTTGTGATATATGGGTCTGTTTTGATATCACATAGTTAGATAACTTGCTTTCTTTAAGTAACTTAATAGCTTCTTCTGCTTTTTTGAGTAACTCTTCTGTTGTCATGTACTGCAATATTTAAGTATTAATAAAAATTAAAAACATGCAATATTGCACTGTATTTATTGTAATACTGCAATATTGTAGTATATTTGCATCATCAATCATTCAATGATACAAAGAAACGAAGAAAGTTTGAGTAACGCAATAGTATAAACATATTAAATCACACGGTTATGAGCACGAATTTTAAAAATCAAATGAAAGAGGTCATGAGTTTGGCATGGTCTTTCGTGAAGAGAAACGGTTTTTCAATGAGTGAAGCACTGAAAGTTGCTTGGGCAAATTTGAAGTTGAAAGCTCAAATGAAAAGTAAGATTGTGAAGTTCTACTTTCAAAAAGTAGATGGTTCTGTACGTGAAGCCTATGGCACACTGAATGAAAAGCTGATGCCTGCTATTACTGGTACTGACAAGAGGGCAAAGAATGACACCGTTCAAACTTATTTCGATACAGAACGCCAAGAGTTCAGATGCTATAAAAAGGCTAACCTTTTAAAAATCGCTTGATATGAGACAGTATAGAGTTTGTGACAGCATAGATGCTTATGAGTTTGAAAAGTCTTTAGATAAGGCTTGTACTGAGCTTGATAGAGTAGACGGTATGTCAGAGGCAGAAGCTTGTACATACTGTAATACTGATACCAAAGAAGAAGCCTTGCAGAGCATTCAAGAAGAGATTGATTATATAGAGTTTCAACTTGACAGAATGGCGGTATGATAGAAATGATGATAACATTGGCAAGCCTGTATATTGGGTATAGGCTGTTCAGAAAGTCGGGTGAGAAGTTCTTCTACAAAGATTAATCACACGATTATATCACGCACGACAGCCCGTGCAGACGTAGAGAATATTCTACACGGGCACTATTGATTAGTTCTTTGACATTGTGGAACACTGCTATATCTTCTTCTCCACCCACGATATAGCTGAAATAATGCAAGATATAAAGGGCTTGTATGTCAGCATGTGACATTGATACATGACAGTTAGCTTTTGACTGGAATAAAAGATGAGTTAACTTACGACTCAGCAAATGTAAGGGCGCTACTTTGGGCGCGAAAACAATGGATAAGTAAAACCACAGCAAAACCGTCCATTAAGCAGTAAGCATACGGGTTGGGCGTCCGTACTGGTATTGATATAAAAGCCCGTCAGTTCTCGATTACTGGTACAACTGTCTAAAAGGTTGGCGGGCACAAACTAGTATTTATTATTATGGAAGTAAATGAATACCTTAAGTTCTTGGAAGATACAGTAAAAGAACTTTCACTTGAATTGAAAGCTACTACTGATTGTTTGGCGGCTTTGTCTATTAGACGTACAAGAGAAATGGATAGTTTAATGCTGCGTATTGATGACGCAGTTCACCAAAGTAAATGCACGCTTGCCAAAGTAGAGGAGAAGTTGCCATGAAAATGATTATGTTTTCTTTTTCAGTGATCTTACTATTATGTATGACAGTGATACTATGTAATGCTGTTATCAAGGATAGTCCCATGTATGTGTCCGGTGTCATACTGACATCTATAATGTTTGTCTTATCTATTATACTCACTGTTTTGACGTTTTCGGAGTTGAAAGAGGATTATTGACATAACTGTTTTTGTCGTGTGTTTTATTTTGTGTTTGTACTGGGGTGTGCGGTCTGTGAAGATAGTACACCTTTCTTATATGGGTGGTTAGCTTATCGGTTAGAGCTTTGTGTTGCGCAACCAATTATCATAATTGAGGGAGGTTCGATTCCTCTACCGCCCACCAATCATTAATTTAATTTTTAATCTTATGGCAAAAGAATCAGAAGAAAGAAAAAAAGTCAAAGAGAAGCTGATAAAGAAAAACGATAAGCTATCTTTTTCTTTATCTCTTTATGTGAAAGTGTCCCGTATGGTTCAAGATTTGAATCGTTTGGCGAGAGCCAATCGGCTTGTAGAACCGGAAGATGTACTTTATTCTATCCAACAAGAAGGAGCTCCTAAAGGGAAGTTCTATGTAGTAAGGAACTATTAATCATTAACTCACACGATTATGGATAGAGTATTTACAGAGCTCACACCCGAATGCGAGATTACAGCACGAATGTACGCACAAGGGTATGAGAAGAAAGAAATTGCAAATCTTAAATGCAGGGCTGTTTCAACGGTAAACAACCAATTGCAGAAGGCATTTGATGTTTTGCAGGTGAGGAATGGTCGGGAATTGGCAACCATGCTTTATGAACGGATAGCCGGTGTGAAATTCACAATGGATTTTTCACCTATCATTCGTACATCCGTTGCCTGTGGCTTATTATGTGTCTTTTCTTTGTCGCTTTACCACGAACAGAGCGATATGAGAAGGGCACGAAGGACAAAAATTGAAACATTTGAAAGAGCAAGGAGGATAGAATGAATATAGAAGAACTTCAATCTATAATGATTGACAGTTATCAGGTTGGATATATGGAGGCTGTCAAGGCTTATGAGCCATCGCAAGATTTTATCCGGTTGAGTGAAGTGAAAAAATGGCTAAAGATGATGAAGATTGACCTTAAACGGTTTAATGTTCTCGTACATAAGGAAATTATCAAGCCTGTTCGCAAAGGGGATAGTAGGAACTCCCCTCTTTACTATTCCAAAAAAGAAATCAAGCAAGCCCTTTCAATGGCGAATGTTAGCGGACTTCTAGCGAAAGAAACAATTAAATTAACCCTTTAAAAATTACGATTATGAGTCTTATCAAAAAATCAAATGAATTAGTAATCCCTACCACTGTAAAGATGATGATTTACGGCCAAGCTGGTATGGGAAAGAGTACGGTGGCATTGAGTGCCCCGAAACCGTTGTTGTTGGACTTTGATAATGGTGTTAAGCGTATGAACATGGCGCATCTGGAAAACATAGACACAGTACAGGTCACTTCTTGGAGTGATGTTCAGCAGGTCTTGCAGGAGGATTTGTCAGCCTATCAGACAATCGTGGTGGATACCATTGGTAAGATGATGGATTTTATCATTACTTATAAATGTGGCAGCCGACAACCGTCTATCAGGGATTGGAGCGGTATCAATGCAGAGTTTTCATGGATGACAAGAACGCTCTCAAGCTTGAACAAGCATATCATTTTCGTAGCCCATCGGGACACACGGAAAGAAGGTGATGATACCGTGTTTATCCCTGCCTTGCGTGAAAAATCCTACAACTCCATTGTTACCGAACTGGATTTGCTCGGTTATCTTGAAATGAAAAGCGAAAGAGGGGTGCAGAGACGTACTATAACTTTTGACCCGACTTCAAGAAATGACGGTAAGAATACCTGCAATCTTCCTTCAGTGATGGAAGTGCCGACTATCCTTGATAGGAACGGTAATCCAACAGCCAAGAACGACTTTATCACTACCAAGATAATTAATTCGTATTTAGGTATGCTTGCGACAAAGAAAGCAGCGCAAGAAAAGTATGATAAGGTGATAGAGGAAATCAAAGAAAGTATCGAGTTTATAACTGATGCCAAGTCCGCTAATGAGTTCGCCTCTCATATTAATGAGTTTGAACACGTTGGTAGTTCTTTGATGAAAGCGAGAAGCTTATTTGCCGCCAAAGTGAACTCTTTGGGGTTAGTATTTGATAAAGAAACAAAAACTTATTCAGATGCAGCTTAACTATCGTATATATGCAACATTGTTGGATTCTTATTTCAATTACCTTAATAGCGATGTCATATATGAGCGTTATTATGGGTGGAGTGAGAATCCACCATGTACGGAAGAAGAGTTCCGGCAGAAGCAGTTTCAAGAACTGATAGACCGTATTAACCGCAAGCCATTCGACAGCGAAGCGGCAGATCGTGGCACGGCTTTCAATGAAATCATTGATTGTATGATTGAGAACCGTAAATCTTCTATGATGGAAATCAGCAAGGCATATCACTATGATGGAACACTTTACGGGATAAAAGTCGTTTACAATAATCGCACATTCACTTTTCACATTGACCTCTGCCGTGAGTTTGCAAACTATTACAAAGGAGCGTTAACCCAACAGAGAGTAGAAGCGATTCTGCCAACTGTATACGGTAATGTATTGGTGTACGGTCTGATAGATGAATTGATGCCTACCAGTGTTCATGATATCAAGACAACTGGCAGTTATACTGTAGGAAAGTTTAAAGACCATCACCAGCATCTGGTTTATCCATACGCTCTTATGCAGAATGGATCAGATGTACGGACGTTTGAATACAACATCGTAGAGTTCAACAAGGGCGGTTATGTGGTAGATACCTATACAGAGACATACGTTTTCAGCCCGGAGCGTGATATACCGATTCTTACTAACCATTGTGAAGAGCTTATCAGATTCCTGGAAGAGAACAGAAGTTTAATCACTGATAAAAAGATATTTGGAGGAGAAAATTAATGGCCAATCAAATAACCGGACGGATAATCGAAATCGGGCAAACCGTTCAAATTCCATCTAAAAGTGGTGGTTCCCCATTTACTAAACGGGAATTTATTTTAGATGCTACCACTTACGACCCTTATACTGGTGAACGTAGTGAGTATGAGAATATTATTCCCTTAGAGTTTTCAGGTGATAAATGTGCAGAACTTGACCGCTATAAAAATGATGATGTAGTGACTATATCATTTGTTTTACAGGGGCGTTCATGGACAAATCAGGATGGGGAACTTAAACGTATGGCGTCTATTCGATGCTATAAAATAGAAGCGCGTGGCGGTGTATCGCAGTCCCCACAGACTGTACCGGCACAGCAACCAATTCAACAACCTACACCGCAGCCGACTTATCAGCAACCGCAGAATTTTCCGCCTCCTGTTGATGCGAATAGTAATGTAAAGGATGATTTACCATTTTAGTGTATGTTGTTCGATTTGAAGAATGAATACCAAGTACCCAAGTTTAAAGAGTATGTAAATAAGTTGTTTAAAGAGCGCGCGGTGGTAGAGGTAAAGAAAAAACTGCCTAATCGCACGCTGGCACAAAACAGTTACTTGCATCTTCTTTTAGGGTATTTCGGTAGTGAATACGGTTGCAGCCTTGATGAAGCTAAAATAGACTTCTATAAGAGGACTTGCAACCGTGATTTGTTTGAACGCAAGACGGTCAACAAGAAAGGCTATGAAGTAACCTATTTACGTAGTTCTGCCGAACTGACAACAGGTGAAATGACTCTAAGTATTGACCGCTTCCGTAATTGGAGTGCATCAGTGGCAGGAATTTATTTGCCGGCTGCAAATGAACATCAAATGCTGATATACGCCCAGCAGGAAATACAAAGAAATCAAGAATTTATTTAGTTATGATAGAAACAAGAAAAACAGAAATCCGGTATGTGACATCTGACCCGAAGAAGATGCTCAACATGTACCTTGCAAAACGTGTCCTCAAAACATGGGAGGAATCTTTTATTGATGAAGATACCGGTGAAACAGTAACCATTGAACGAAATGAAATTCTTTTCGACCGTGGTACGCTAATAGACCAAGACACTTTGGCGAAAATTCGTTTCAGTATGGAGGCCGACGGTATCAAGGAAGTGGAAGTCAGCAACCAGAACCGCTTGGCGTTCGAGAATGAAAACAAGTTCTTATATCCTTATCTTGCACAAGCGCAAATAAGCGACAAGAAGTATAAGTTCTTGTTGTATGCCGCCGGGTTGGAGAATGCTTGCCTTATCTTGAAAGACTATATTGAACTCAATTACCAATTCGGATTCACCCTGACAATGATAAAGGAGTTCGATTCCTGCGTGATTCTTACTGACAACTTGAAAGAACGCAAGGTTGATGATGCTTCGCTTGCCTATCTCAAAAATGAAATCACTATGGCAGAATACGTTGATAAGATGGACGATGAGACGGAAGATAGCGACGAAGAATCTAAACCGAATGAAAAGAAATTCTACCAGATTGAGACGAAAATCACATTCACGGAAGGGGAGAATGAAGACGAAAGGGTCCAAACCTTTGTCGTGAACACCTTCAACGTTGACAGAGCGATGATGCTTATTACCCACTATCTCAAAAACAAAGAGGAAGAATGTGAGAAACAAGCCAAAGAAAAGGGACATGAGTTCAAAAAGAGAGAAATTCACACGGCTATTGAATCAGCCAAACCTATTCCGGTCGGGCGGTTTATTCCGAAAGAGTTTTCAATGGCTTATATGGAATAACTTTGTTAACCTGCCTGCTCGGTCTGTGAAGATATAGCAGGCAAACATGGGGAACTGTTGGGCAAAGAGATCAGTGGGATTGGAATCTCTGTTTATCCACTAAGTAAGTTTAAATTTATATTCCCCTCCACAATAGAACGTTGGTATTGGAAATTCCAATATAGGGAACTCTATGTTAGATTCTCCTTTAATAATGGTAAATTTATCCCATTCGTCTTTCCCTGCATAAACAATGTATTTTCCGTCATTTGTCTTTATTATATTACTGAGATCAACAACATTCATTATTCCTTCATTTATACTATATGATATACAATGGCGATATAGGTTAGATCTTTCAGAGGCTTGCGCTACTAACCAATCATTGAAGAATACCTCAGATTTGTTAGGCCTCATATACGTCCCAAGCAATCGCTTACTGTTACCTTGGAAATATAATTCTTTATTGGTTATACAATAAATAAATCCTATTAGTTTACCCTTATGTGTATTACAACAAAATCCTGTGTGAACACAGTGATCGAGCTTGCCATAGTTTTCAATAGAAACATGAGACGCTGTATTTATGACAGATAGCATTGTTATTTTATTTTGAGAATATAATTTTCTTAGAATTTCATCAAGTTCCATAATCTAATTTATTGGTTTAGGACAAAGATATAAAAATATAATTTCATGTTGTTTAGATACAAAAAGAAATCAAAGCAAAACAAGCCTTTACCTCTGTTTGATAAAGCAGGGGTAACAGTAAAAAAGAAGCCGGATTTAAAAGCTAAACTCGACAAAGAGTTTTCCCTTTTTATCCGGCTTCGTGATGCAATGCCGAACGGATATTTTAGATGTATCTCGTGCAGGCAGATAAAACCGTTCGGGCAAGCCGACTGCGGACACTATTTCAGTCGCACGCATCTGGCGACACGTTTCGATGAAGATAATTGTCATGCCGAATGCCGACACTGCAACAGGTTTAAAGCTGATCATTTGGAAGGCTATCGGATGAATCTGATAGCTAAAATCGGGCAACAGAAATTTGACTTGCTGAAAGTGAAAGCTGCCGGTACTTCTAAGATGTCAGATTTTGAGTACGAGCAACTAATTAAGTATTACAAAGCACTCAATAAGAAGTTACGAAAGGAGAAAGGTTTATGAGTTATGTATTGCGAGATTACCAACAGAAAGCCTCTGATGCAGCCGTTTCTTTCTTCAACAACAAAGCGAAGAAAACAAATGCCATCATGGTTTTGCCTACGGGAAGTGGCAAATCGCTTATCATAGCGGATATAGCCGCAAGGCTTGAGGGGCACACTTTGGTGTTTCAGCCGAGTAAGGAAATACTCGAACAGAACTTTAAGAAACTCTGTTCATACGGAATACTTGACTGTAGCATTTATTCGGCTTCTTTCAACTCAAAGGAGATAAGCCGGATAACATTCGCAACAATCGGATCGGTAAAGAGCCATCCCGAACTGTTCATCCACTTCAAGAACATCATTGTTGATGAATGCCATCTTGTAAACCCCAAAGAGGGAATGTACAAAGATTTTTTTGATGCGGTGAAGTGTAAGGTTCTTGGATTAACAGCAACGCCATACCGTTTAAGCTCCAGCCGTGATTTCGGCTCCATGCTGAAATTCATCACCCGGACAAAGCCGCATGTTTTTTCAGAGGTCATTTACCATGTTCAGGTATCGACACTGCTTGACATGGGTTATCTGGCAAAGCTGAACTACTATCCCATGAACCCAGCCGGCTGGAACGAACTCAACCTGAAGGTCAACACCACCGGTGCCGACTACACCGACAAATCCGTACAACGGGAATACGAGCGGATAGACTTCTACGGCTACCTTGTCCACATCGTCCAAAGACTGATGAGTCCCAAAGCTGGAGGTAAACGGAAAGGTATTTTAGTCTTTACTCGGTTCTTAAAGGAAGCTGAACGATTAACGATGTCAATACCTGGTTGTGCTATTGTATCCGGTGATACTCCGAAAGTCACGCGTGAAATAATTCTCCAACATTTCAAAACCGGTGAAATTCCGGTCGTTGCCAATGTCGGAGTATTAACTACTGGATTTGATTATCCTGAACTTGATACGGTAGTTATGGCACGTCCTACGATGTCACTCGCCATGTGGTACCAGATAGTCGGTCGAGCTATCCGTCCGCATCCTTCAAAGGAAGCAGGATGGATCGTTGACCTTTGCGGTAACATCAAGCGTTTCGGGGAGGTGTCGGACTTACGGCTGTTTGATAGTGGTAACGGTAAGTGGGCAGTTTATTCTAATGGTAGACAATTAACTAACGTAAGATTCTAATATGAAAAGTATAAAAGAAGTAGTTAAGGACATTGAGCATATTCCGAAATGTCAGAGAAGTGGAGAATATAATCTGTATTACCTAATAAAATCTTTGTATGGCACGGATAAGAACAATTAAGCCTGAATTTTGGGAAGATGAGAAGATTGGTGCCTTATCACATGGTGCGCGTTTATTGTTTTTATGTTGTTTAAACTTGAGTGATGATGAAGGTCTTTTAAGATGGAATGCGTTTTATTTAGCATCCAACGCCTTCACATACGATGAGATTAAAATAGAAACGATAGAAAAGTGGATGAGAGAACTTGTAGATAATGAACTTATCTATGTGTATCAAGCTGGTAAGGTAAAACAGCAAATCGGCTATATAATTAATTTTCATAAGCATCAGAGGATTGATAAACCACAACCTGGTAAATTCCCACCTCCTAATTATAGAGATTCAAGGGTTAAAGATATGATTTATAAGCGAGATAAAGGAATTTGCAAATTATGTGGAAATCCAATATCGGAACCTCCTAAAGATGCTCCATATTTAGAAGAGAGCAGCCGAAAAAGAATGATGTCTTGCGACCATATAAAGCCGCGCTCAAAAGGTGGAAGTGATTATTTTTCAAACTTACAAGCTTCTCATCTATATTGCAATCAATGTAAATCTGCTAAATATGGAGAAGAACAGATTGATAATGAGAATGATACATGTGCTTTAAATAACTCCGATAATAATTCGGATGTTAATTCCAAGAATCATTCCAAGAATCATTCTACGGAGGAAAAGGAAGAGGAAAAGGAAGACAAGAAAGAATCTCCTAACGGAGATAAGAAAGAAGCTGTGGCTTCTTCACCCGCTTTTTCAAATCCTGATTTTCTAAAATTCAATGATTGGTTGAAACGGAAAGCCCCTTTCTGTAGTAACCCTAAAAATTTCTCTTCTCAAATTACGGAAGCTGAGTTCCTAAAACTCAAAGAGAAATATACCGGTAAACAGATTGCTGATGTCATCGAACAGATAGAGAACCGAAAAGATTTACGCAAACGATACACCAACCTTTATCGGACGGTGTTAAACTGGGCAAAGAAAGAATATGGATACTAACGTACAATTGCGCGATGAAGATGCCGAGAAAATGGTTCTAGGCACTATTATTCTTCAACGCAATGCGTTTGAAGAAGTGAGAGAATTCTTATCGGAAGAATCTTTCTACAATCCTTTCCATCAGGAGATATACAAGGCTATTCTTCAAGTGGTATCATCTGGAAACAGGCCTGATATGATAACGGTCAAGGGAAAGCTTGTTGCCAATGGTGTGAAGTTTGAACTGGTGGAGTATATGAAGATTGCTTCTAACAGTACTTTTGACTTGTATCAGTATGCAGCTAGACTTCATGACTTGGCCATCAGGCGTAAGTTCTATGTAATAGGGCAATATCTAGTCTCAAACTCTTACTCGGAAGCAGAAGATATTCTTGATGTGACTAATTCGGTCAGTGATGAGCTGGCGTCTCTCTTCAAGTCAAGTAGTACAACGGTTACTACCATTAATGATGGGCTAGAGAATGTTTACAGTATGATAAATGAGAATCTCTCAGGAGCTAAAGATATCACTGGTACTCCAACTGGTTTTGAAAAAATAGATGCCAAATCAGGAGGATTACAAAAGTCGGACTTGATAATCATTGCTGGTGAGACTTCGCAGGGCAAGACATCATTAGCTGTTTCTATCATGAGGAATGCAGCAGATTTTGGTGCCAAGATTGCCATGTATTCAATGGAGATGAAAAAAGAGCAAATAACGGCTCGTATTCTCTCTATGGAAAGTGGAGTGCCCGCTAATCAAATCATGTACTCACGCTTGACAGATTCGCAGCTACAGGCGGTTGACAAAGGTATTGGCAAGGTGTCAGGTAAGGGTATCTACTTTGATGATCGAAGTACTTCCAATATTGACACTATCATTTCGTCCATTCGCTATATGAAGTTGAAATATGGCATTGATGGTGCTATAGTTGACTACTTGCAGATTCTCAATGTGAATATGAAGGGAGCAAATAAGGAACAGCAAATGGGTGATGTGGCAAGGCGGTTGAAGAACCTCGCCAAGGAACTTGATATTTGGATTATAGCCCTTTCACAATTGAATAGAGACACCATGAATCCGGTTCCTACATTGGCCCGACTCCGTGACAGTGGACAAATAGCAGAAGCCGCCGATGTAGTCATTCTTATCTATCGTCCCGAAGTAACTAAGAAATCTTATCCAAGCGATTTCTCAAATGTGGAAACGAAAGGAACAGCAATGATTGATATTGCCAAAGGTCGAAATATTGGATTGCTACGGTTCATCTGTGGGTTCAATGCCGCTACGACTTGCTTTTATAATCTTGACTCCGTTCCATTATCAGGAAGCAGTGTTGCTGATGTGGAAGACGATAATCCATTTTAAATGATGAGAGTTACCATTTATTGGGAAACAAGGCATCTTGATCCCAAAGACATACCCAGAATCAAAAAGAGAATCAGGGATAAGTTTAATATCCCGGACTATACTACCGTGAACGGTGAGACTCCCTGTGACATCAAAGATGAAGATATGGAACTTCTCAGAGAAACTGAACGCAGGGGATATATACAAATAAGAAATAAATAAACAAGAAAATATGAAACAGACAGTAGAAGAAGCGGCAAAAGAGTATGCTTCATGTGAGGTAATAGATGGAGGTTTAAATGGGTTATATGGCATTGATGCTAGTAAGTATGAGCCTTTTATCGCTGGTGCAGAATGGCAGGCAAAACAATCCCCATGGATAAGCGTAAAGGAACGACTACCTGATGAGAGCGAATTTGTACTTTGTCGAATGATATCAAATGAAGCTATTGTTGGTGGATATATATTCGTTTCACCTGACGGGTTGCCATGTGTCGCAACTCTACCTAACTTTGAATTTGACGACTACGGTGGGTATGTGTGTGATATGTGGATGCCAATGCCGAAGTTTAACTAATAACAATATAATAATAAATAAAACCTTATGGCGTACAGGTAACCGTATCTATAAAATGAGTACAAGTAATAATTCAACTGGTGGTGGTATCGGCTTTTGTGGACTCCTTTCAATAGTTTTTATAATCTTGAAATTGACACATTATATTGATTGGTCTTGGTGGTGGGTTCTGTCCCCGCTATGGATTCCGTTAGCGGTAATGTTATCTATTTTTTCAATAGTTTTAGTGTTGAAAGTTATATTTACCCATAGCTAAATTGCCTACAGAAATGAATACAACCTTTGAAAGAACGGCTACTACTACCGATGAATGGTACACCCCGAAAGAAATCATAGATGCGCTGGGTGTATTTGATACAGATCCGTGCGCTCCAGTTAATCCACTTTGGCAAACAGCTATTCGAATGTATAACAAGAACCATGACGGATTAACAAAAAACTGGATAGGTAGGGTTTGGCTTAACCCGCCTTATTCCCGTCCGCTTATAGAGAACTTTGTAAAGAGGCTGGCAGAGCATGGCAACGGCATCGCCCTACTGTTTAACCGGTGCGATAGTAAGATGTTTCAGGATATCATATTTGAAAAAGCAACGGCAATGAAATTTCTACGCAATCGGATTCGCTTCTTTCGTCCGGATGGAACCCGTGGAGATTCTCCCGGTTGCGGTAGTATCCTAATT